GAGCGTGTTTAATCCTGAAGCAACGCCTCCAGCGATTTGAAGACCCATAGCAAGTTCACTTCCACGAGTGGGCATACGAGAGGGGTCATTGATTTGGGCAAGGTTAAAAGAAGATTGGAGTTCAGAACCTAGAAGGGAACGAGAAAGCTGTCCCATATCGTTACGGCTTTGGATTGTGTAAGCCTCTTTAGCACGGTCAAGTTGGGTTTTAATGTCTTGGTTACGGAAGGTAAAATCTTCCAAAAGGTATCCAGACTGCTTATCCAGCGTTAGCCGAGCGTCATATTCCTGAACAGCAAAGTCAGCCAACAAAGCCCCAACAGAAAGACCTCCAACACCACCTTCAGAAGCCCGAACAAGGGCTGAAGCGGCTCCTTCTTTGGTTTGGCGAGCAACCTTGTTGTATTCCACATCCATAGCGTCAAGCTGTCTGGTAAATTGAGTCTCGGAAAGGGTCAAAGCTCTCATTGAATCTTCAGCAAGGTTACGCATGGCTAGTAGTTGAGATTCTTCTTGTTGGCTATGAAGAACTTGCATTTGGAGAGTTTCAGCGTTCATACGTTGAATCTCCAACTGAGTCATGTAATTGGCTTGTTGCTGGGCAGCAGCAGCAGCTTGGTTTTGTGCCTCATACTGCATATACGCACTTGTAGCGGTAGCGGCTACAGTGAGGACGGCTGACGTAATGGCAATAGTTGTTGGCTCACACATATCTGGTTAGTTTTTAATATGAATAAATTCGTAGAAAGACAACCCCAAACTTCCAAAGTTGTCTAGCTTGTTAATAAACTTAAATCCCATAAATTTCAACCATTTAACGTGAACACGGTTGTTTAGGGATACGTAATTACCAAGAATCGGAAAACCCTCGTGAAGCTCGTCAAGGATGGTTCGACAGTTACGAAGGAACTCCCATTGGATTTCTTTGATTCGTGGTGTTCCCAGAAGCCAGATACTTCCGAATAGGTTGGGGATAACCGGAGCTACTCCGAACATGAGAATGGGTTTGTTTTTCAGACAGGTAACAGTCCAACACCTTTCCCCACACATTTCCACACCAGTAGTAAGGGCTTCAGAGGGTTCGATATTGGGACGGAAGCTCTCAATCTCAAGAAGGTCTTCAGGACGGAGTTTTGGGCCGAGGTAATCGGCATCTTCAAAAGTAGCCTTACGGATTTTACAGGTCTTGTAGCTCAGTTTCATTTGTTAAATACGTCTGGCTCTTGCTGAATAAAAGGCTTCCCAATCCATTGAAATAAATGACGAGGGGAAAGGAGTGCTGTTTACAATCTCTACTTTTAGTTCTTTGTCATTACGACTCAACACAGGGAACCTAAAAGAACCACTTTTAACTGGGAGATTTCCTAAAATTGAATCCCCCCTACCTAGAGTATAGTTAGAGAATTTGTAGATATTTTTATCTCGGAAGGGAGCAGTGACCTCAATGTCAAAACTAATGCTATCGTTAAAAGTAAGGTTTCCATTTTTAACTTGAAAACGTCCATCTGATACAGCCGTCCTTTGCGCTCCACCGGAAGCAAGACGAAGCATTGGGTTTGAAAATTCGTAACGAAAATCATACAAAAACCCAAACCAAAGCGGTGTTTTAGTTAGATCGCCTTTAGCTTTAACACTTAAATACGCGTAATTGACGTTGTAGCTGGGGTCTAGAATAGTAATAGTTATTTCTCCGTAAAATTTATGTATTTTCCCTGTAACTGTATCGTCTAAAAAAATAGTTGAAGACGGTCTGCGGCGTGGTTGTGTGTTTTTAGGGACAGTTCCACCAAAAGCTACGCTACCATCAAGGGGGTTTAATCTAGGAAACGTAACTGAAGGTGAGGTTTGGCTGATAATTTCAGAATACCAAACATCAACGTCCCAAGGGTATTGCGGAAGGCTTTGAGGTAGGTTAGGGGAGGCAAAACTAAGGGAAGTTCCAAACGTAAATAAAGGGTCAGCAGAAGATTCCCAATTTGAAGCATAAATATCGGGATACGGACGAGAAATAGCGTATTTTAGTAGTCTATAATTTTGCCATTTTTCTATAACCCAATGAACAGTAGTTGGGTCTAAAAAGGACGTATTTTGTGTTCTTCCAGCAAATGAACAAATGTGACAAACGTATCCATTTTCAGGAGGATAAGTTGCAGTTGTGGAATAAATACTTCTTGTTCCCCTAGATGGGCCGGGATTTCCCCCAGAAGTCAAACTAATAGGCCAACTTGACGAGCTAAAAACAGAATTTATTACTGTAGATGTTCCCCTGTTTGTTAATATAACATCTGTTCCTTCGTCGTTAAAAATTAAAGCATCATTTTCAGGGGAAGAATCAAAAACGTATTCTACTCTATTTGTTTCTGCTTTTTCTACTGCACGGAGGTTACTATATTCTTCAACATCAAAGGGTAAAACAAAAGTTGTTTCATCTAAAACAGAATTATAGCTTTTTGATAACAACTTTGTGTCATCAAATTTTTTATCCAATTTCACAAAAAAATCAGATTGTTCATCTGAGTAAAAGTCTTGAATGTTTATTTTTAAAAGTTGAACGCTTTGAAATCTTGGAAAATCAGTGTTTTGGGGAGTTTCAAAACTTGTTTTGTCAACAACAAGATATAAATAATTATCAATAAACTCCATTCCTAAAATTTTTTCATCCTGAGTAAATTCCCATTTAGACCAAGAAGATTGGAGTTTTTGGTCTTCCGTCTTAAAATATTTGTAAATATAAAGTGTCTTATCGTCTCCAAATTCTTTTTTATTATCAGTTAAAACAGCTACAATTTGTTCATTATTGGAAGCTACGATCTTAGTAATATTCCCTTTTATGTAAGAAGGAATAGCTGACGTAATATCAATACCATTAAATTCTAGTGTATCCTGAGTAACGTAGTATTCCATTATCCCTGAATACTCACCACGAGAAAAAGGGAAGAAAATGTTTTTACCTACAACAAGTGGTTTAACATTTTTATCTACCGTAAACTCAGTTGTTTGTTGGATTGAAGCTGTTTTAGGTGTCAAAATGTCAACAGCCGTCATGTAAAATTGAGCCTCATCCGAAAAGATCACAAGCCTTTCGGAGAAGGGAACAGCATTATGTAGAACAGTAACTTTACTGTGGCTGGTGGAGACATCAATAGGGTCTGAATCCAATAACGTGCTCATTTCAGTTCTGTAAAAATTGTAAAACTGAGAGTTTTCGGAAAGGGTCACATTCTCGTCTGAAAGGAAACCCAAACGAGAACGATACATGAAAATGTCGTTTATCTTTTTACCTACAAAAGATGGATTAGGGTTTGATGAGGCTGTTCCGGTTCCCCTTGCATCCCAATAATTCCGTTCCAAAAGAAATGTTCCATCTGATTGTCTGATAAGAGTATGGGGCATATCAAAAGGAACCAGCCTTTCGCCTTTTTCAAAAGACACGCTATTGGAGTAAGTTACTGGCCCAACATCTAAAGTATCAAAAGTGAAACTGGTTCCATTGGGCTTACCTGTTACCCGCACATTACCAGCCAAAGCGGTAGTTCCCAAAACTTGAATAATTTCTCCGATTTCTACGTCAGAATTTGAGACTCCAGACCCCAAGTTTACGGTTGCTGTGGTTCCAGTCCTAGTTACGGTTTTGTTGGTTAGACTAGCTGGGCGGGTTGCTGGGGTTGTTCTAACAGTCCTTCCGGTATTGAGAATAAAAGTAGTATCAGCTACGGTAAAGGCTTTGATGTTTTTCTTAGGGTTGTTCCCTATAAAATAGGAAATTCCAGATGGGTTTGTTAAATTAAATTCATCGTAAGTTGTGAGAGAGTTATTTTGTCCCGCAGAAGTTCCATACGAAATAATCGCGCTACCAGCAGCAATAAGAGAATCATCTTCATACCTTTTAAATGCTCGTTTTTCTTGTCCAGTATTGATGTCCCATATACGTAAGTGTCCGTAATCAGTTTGGGGGTCTAGTGAAGACTCTAAGCCCCCATACATGAGAACTACGTATTTTTCATTTTTATCTCTGTTAATAAAATGAACGTAAGGGTTTCTGTCCCTAATACTCATTTTACAGAGTGTGTGAAAATACTCACTTCCGTTACGTTTCGTTAAGCCGCTGACAATGGAACTCATTCCGTTAATTTGTTCTTTACCTTGGGTAACAAAACGAAGCGGGTCGGCTTGCTGGCTGACACCGTTTAGAAGGTTGGGGACATTTACGTTAAGCAAGGACATAGCTTTTATCGGTCAAGGACTTGGGCAACGCTATAGTTATCAAAAATTGTGTGATCTCCGGTGTCTGCGTCAAACTCTTTAAGAACAGCTAGAGAAGAAAGTTCATCAGCAGCTAACTGACCAGCAAGGGTATCACTACCAACAACACGAGTTTGGAACATCCTAGTAGCTTTAACAATGATGTAGGTTCTGGCGGGTTGAGGAAGGTCATCCCACTCAAGAAGCCGAACAACTTCAGCTTTTACATCTTTGTCGAAAAAGAAGGTATGGCTTTTGCGGTTATACAAAAATCCGTTACGTTGGACTGCATCAATGTCTAGGTATTCGTGGGAAATAAGATCAACACGGACAATATCAGAAGTAAGTGGGATTTTGTTATCAACCGAACGAGTGAGGGGGAAATCTTTTTCTGTGTTAAAATGCCACCCAATAGACTGAACCGAACGACTTACTTCATCAAGAGTAGCTTCGGCAATAGAAGCATCTACAGTCAATCCGTCCAACTGGTTAATAGGGGCTTCCCCAATAGACATAAGCATGGAGTTGACGGCTTCAAGTCTGGAAGTAAGGGAAAGTGACATGAGTTGATTAACGCTTATTTAAGAATCATTTTCAATCATTTTGTTTTGGGTGGGGTGTCCCAGAGATACGGTAAAATGAGCAAAAACCGTATTAAAATCTTGGGACACCCCCCAAATGTTAAGCCGAACGAATCACAACAACAGTCTCAGGGCGCAAAGCACCATGACCCATCGCGTATTTCGCCACCATCAAGGTTCCTTGGTGAGTGATCTCGTATTCCGATTCCACCGCAAGATCAAGGAGCTTGACAGTTCCAACAGAAGCCTTGTGACCGACCACCGCAACGGTATCAGTGAAGTTACCATTGTAGTTGGTGTTGGTTCCCGATTCCTGAGCACCCAAGTTGGTCGTGGGGAGGTTGTTGCTCTTGTAGATGCGGATACCCGCAACCACGGCAACATCACCGTTCACATACGAACCGACAGGGGAGGGCTTAACAGGAGCCGAGAGTTCCTGCACCAGAGCATAATACTCAGCGGGCTTGACCACAACGTAGCGACCATCCGAGGGGATGTTCTTCTCGTCGAGAGTCTGGGCAGCTTCGTAAATCGCAGCGGCGAGGTTA